TGATAAAAGACCTCTATTGGGTATTCCCAAAACTCGTTGATTCTCAACGCATTCTAATATAACCTAGTAAAGAAATTGTTATGCTACAAAAGATAAACATTGCACCAGGATTCAATAAACAAGTAACTGCCACAGGAGGCGAAGGCCAATGGGTAAGTGGAGACTATGTACGATTTAGATATAATTCACCTGAGAAAATAGGAGGATGGTCTCAATTAGGAGATAAAACCATTACAGGAAGAAACACTGCTTTACACCATTTTGTTAATGCGAGCGGTATTAAATACGCCGCATTAGGTACAAACCGATTTTTATACGCCTATTCTGGAGGAGCTTTTTATGATATAACTCCTCTTAAAAGTACAACAACATTAACTAATGCTTTTACAACAACCAATGGATCTACATCAGTCACGATCACGTTTGCGAGTGCTCATGGCATTACTGCTGGGGACATTATTCTTTTGGATAATTTTACTGCTATTACCGATTCTGATTTTAGTTCTGGTAGTTTTGACGATTACAACTTTATGGTTACTACCGTTCCAACGACCACAACGCTTACAGTCACAATGGGATCAGCAGAAACGGGATCAGGAGCAACTACATCTGGTGGAATTCGAGTAAGACACTATTATTCCATAGGACCTGCTGTTGAAGAATCTGCAGCTGGTTGGGGATTAGGACTTTGGAGTGGTGTTAAATTAGGTGTTGGAGAATCAACTTTGGATGGAGCTTTAACAGATGCATCAACAAGTATTGTTTTAGATGACTCAGCTTCCTTTCCTGCTACTGGTACCATAGTGATTGATGACGAGCGTATTGCTTATACATCAAATACTTCAGGTACAGAAACTTTATCAGGATTAACGAGAGGAGCAGATAACACAACCGCAGCAGCACACTCAGATGGAGCCACGGTTAAAAATGCATCTGATTATACGAAATGGGGTGCTTCTCAAACAGGAGATATTATTACAGCTCCAGGATTATGGCACTTAGATAATTTTGGAAATAAACTAATTGCAACGATTGTAGATGGATCAACTTTTGAATGGGACTCAGATGCAACAAGTGCAACTTCCACAAGAGCTACTATTATTTCAGGAGCTCCTACAGCAACAAGACAAACTTTAGTTTCTACACCCGATAGACACTTAATTTGTTTTGGAACAGAAACAACAATTGGAACAACTTCTACTCAAGACGATATGTATATTAGATGGTCTGACCAAGAATCATTAACAACTTGGACTCCAACTTCAACAAACACAGCAGGTACACAAAGACTTGCAGACGGTACTAGAATTGTTGGAGCTCTCAGAGGTCGTGATGCAACCTACATTTGGACAGATACATCTTTATTTATTATGAGATTTGTAGGAGCTCCTTTTGTATTTTCATTTCAACAAGTAGGTACCAACTGTGGATTAATAGGTAAGAACGCAGCAGTCGAAGTAGATGGTGCTGCATACTGGATGTCTGAAAACGGTTTCTTTAGATGGACAGGTAAACTAGAATCTTTATCCTGTTGGGTTGAAGACTATGTATATGATGATATTAACACCGTTCCTAAAAATCATATCTACGCAGGATTAAATAATTTGTTTGGCGAAGTCACATGGTTCTATCCTGGTAGTGGTGCTGCTTCGAATAATAGATCAGTAACTTATAACTATATGGATTCAACAACAGAAAGACCGATATGGACAACAAGCTCTTTAGCAAGATCCACGTGGTCTGACTCTCATATTTTTGGCAAGCCGCATGCAACTGAATATGATTCTAGTGCATCAAGTGATGCAACTGTTGGTAACACAGATGGTGTCACAACTTACTATGAACATGAAACAGGAACCAACCAAATTAAAGCAGGAGCAACAACAGCGATTACAGCAAGTATTCAATCAGGTGATTTTGATTTAGACCAAAGAGGTTTAGCTGGTGATGGTGAATATATGATGAAAATTAGAAGAGTTATTCCTGATTTTTTAACACAAACAGGAAGTGCAAGAGTGACTTTAAATTTAAAAAATTATCCAACCGATACAGAAGCAAGTTCTTCGTTAGGACCTTTTACAGTTGATTCAGATACAACAAAAGTCGATACAAGAGCACGAGCTCGTGCAATCGCTTTAAAAGTAGATAACACTAGTATTACTCAACACTGGAAGTTAGGTACATTTAGATTAGATATACAACCGGATGGAAGAAGATGATCGATAAAAGTTTAAGAATGAAAGTACCAAAACAAGGTGGTGTTAAAAACTATCTCGGAAAACAAAAGATGGTTACGGCTCCTAAAAAATGGAAATCAGCTCCTAATCATCCTGACACAGAATTAGCTTATATTACTAAAGCTGAAAAAGATGCTTTAATTAAAATAAATCTTCATGGTTCTATGAATGGTAAAGCTCATAAAGGACCCTCGGGGATTATTAGTTTAAATGGTTGGGGAGATGCAGATAGAGGTTATGATTCACCTTCATCAGGTGGCGGCGGTGGCGGCGGTGGCGGCCACGGCGGTAGTGATGGTAATGATTACCAGCACGAAATGTCTTATTCACCTCCTTCACCTCCCTCAGGACCTCCGGGTGGCGGTGATAGCGAAATGACTTATACAGCACCTGCACCTGTAGATTATTCTTCACTAGATAACGAGGAGCAAGCAGCTGTGGATAGAGGCGAACCGACAGCACAAATGACACCAACGGAAAGAAATGAACAAGGTTATGGTCCAGGTGGAACAGATAATCCAGATTACAAACTAAAACAATTTGAAGAAACAGGAGATATTGATGAACTTGCAGATTTTACAGGAATTGACACAAGTGTTAAAACAGACATAGCAGATATTCATGGTGAAACAGATGATCCAAGTTCTGTTTCTTATGATCCAACATACAATCCGGCTTATCAGGCTAGACAAACTAGACAAGCGATAGCGGAATCTAAACCATCTTTTTTTGATTCAGGAATAGGCAAAGCACTTAAAACTGCAGGAAAAATTATAACACAACCTCTTTTACCTGAACCTATTCAAAGAGCTTTAACTGGATTAAATTTAGCAAGAACAGGTACTAGATTTGCAAAAGCGGTAACTGGAAAAGATATTAAACAAATTCCATCAAACCAAGCGCTTATTAACAAAGCTGTACAAAATTTAACTAAACCAAGAGAAATAAATCCTTTAGACGAGTTTGGATACAAAGGAAACGTTTATGCAAAAAAACCAACAGTTCAAAGAGATGATGGAAACAGAGATGATTTAGCAAAAGTAGTATCTGGTCAACAAGATGTTGTTTCTAAAGCTGTAAATCAATTTAGAGGAACCAAAGTAGAGGATCAAATTTCAAGTTTAGTTACGAATAATTTAAATAGGGCCCTTCAATTTTATGCACAAATGACACCTATGATTGAAGCAGGTAAAGCATCTCGACAAGAAATGGATGCTTATGAATTATTAGGCTTTTATTTAAATAAACAGAATCAAGCTATGCGAGGAGGAAGTACATACATATAATGGCAAGAATTGTACAAGCGTTAACACAACAAGGAGAAAAGTATGATCAACAACTACAACAATCTTTTGTAAGAGATGTAGATAGTATTGTTCAAAAACTTAACACTACCTTTCAACAAGATTTAAAAGATGAGTCAGAAGCAGAAAGCTTCTTTATTGCATAATGGCTAATAGTTTTAAAAATAAAAAAGCAGATTTAACAAGTAATAGTGCTACTACACTATATACAGTACCTACAGCTACTACAGCTGTTATTAAATCTATTCTGGTATCTGAAGATTCAGGTAATGCAGATACGATTACCGTTACTATAACCGATGCAGATGAAGCTGTTTTTAGCCTTTTTAAGACTAAATCCATATCAGCTAACGCCACTACAGAACTGTTAAGTCAACCTTTAGTCGCCCAGGAGAGCGAAATAATCAAGGTGACAGCAGCCACTGCCAATAGACTACACGTCGTACTTTCAGTCCTAGAAATTAAACCTAGGGAAGTTACAACATAGTCTTGATTTACTTGTTAAAAACGGGTAAATATATAAAT